AAAAAAGTAGTAAGCAAAGCTAAAGATTTTGCTAAATCTGATTTAGGTAAAGCTGCTATATTAGGTATAGGGGCTTTTGGTTTACCAACAGCTGCAGGTCAAAAAATATTTAGTGGTTTTGCACCACAATTTTTAAAAACAGCAGCGACAGGTTTAATGGACAGTAAACTTGGTGGTGTTCTAAAAGACGTGGCTGTTGGAACAGGCGTTGCAGGTCTTACTGATTATTTTACAAAACCAAAATTAGACCCTGCGCAACAAAGAATAATGGGTAGAACACAAGAAGAATTAAATGAGTTAGAAAAAGAACTTAGAACAAATTATAAAAACCTTGGATACACAGAAGGTGAAATAGATTTACTTGTAGAACAAAATATGAAAGAATATTCAGGAAGAGCTATAAACGCATATGGTGGCCGTATTGGTTATTCTAATGGATCTGAAGATTACGAAAGAAGATTTATGGAACTTGTGTCAGAACTTAGAGAGGCAGGTTTTAGTCAACAAGAGGCAATTGAAGAAGCTAGAGAAAGACTTTCTAAAGATATGGCTGATGGTGGCCGTATTGGTTATGCTATGGGGGATACTGCAGAAGATAACGCGATGCAGGCATCAGGAATCATGGGTCTACCATTGAATGAAAATCCTGCAGGTGTAACAGAATTAGATCTTAGAAATACTGGTGGATTTATTCCTCCAGTTGGTGTAAAAGAGAAGGCAGACGACATCCCTGCGATGCTTTCAAATAACGAATTTGTATTTACTGCCGATGCTGTAAGAGGTATGGGTGATGGTGACGTTAACAAAGGTGCAGAACGTATGTATAGTATGATGAAACAATTAGAAAACGGAGGAAGAGTATAATGTCTACAGAAACAATTACACAGATACAACAACCAGCTCCGTTTATAGAAGCTGCAGCAAAACCATATTTACAAGAATTAACTTCAGCAGTTGGTGATTTTAAACAACAAAATCTTGCTAATATATTTGGTCCACAATTTGTAGCTGGACAAGGTGCATTAACTACACAGGCACAAAATCTAGCGAGCGGATTAGGTGGCTTTCAACCTTTTTTACAAACTGCAGCGGCAAGCACAGGCCCTCAAGCTTATCAACAATTCATGTCACCATTTCAAAGAGATGTTATTGACACAACTTTACAAGACTTTGATAGACAAGCACAAAAAGGTTTAGGATCAATTTCTGATGCAGCGATAAGAAGAGGAGCGTTTGGTGGTGCAAGACAAGGTGTAGCTGAATCTGAGTTTATGGCGCAGTCAGATAGAAACAGAGCGGCACTACAAGCACAATTATTACAACAAGGTTTTGGTCAAGCACAACAAGCAGCACAACAGAATTTTATGAATCAAATGGGATTAGCACAAGCAACTCCTGCATTATTGGGTCAACAGATTGGAGCACTATCAACACTTGGTGCACAACAACAAGCACAAGCACAAGCTGGTTTAACTGCTCAACAACAATTATTACAGGCACAAGCTAATCAACCATTACAAGCGGCACAAACTTTAGGATCAGGCATCATGGGTCTAATCTCAGGATACCCTGGCGGAACACAAACACAAATGCAACCAACACCTAGTCCATTACAGACAGCGTTAAGTGCTGGTGCTACATTGGCTGGTATATATAGAGCAATAGATAGATAATGAGTAACGTTTTTAAAAGACCTATGTTTAGAAAAGGCGGTGAAGTCGGAGGTGGTATTACTTCTGGTATGAGAAACCTATATGCACAAGGTAATGAAAAACCATCAGAAAGAATTAGAAAAGTTCTTGAAGATTACTCTAAGCCCGCTATCGATCCCATCAATCAATTGTTAATTGAAGGTGGATTAAGAGGTATGAGAACTGCAGGTCAAGGCGGAACATTTGCAAATTTAGCTGCTGCATTTGATGAACCTACACAAAATTTATTTAAAAATTTAAATTTACAAAGAAAACAAGACAAGGAAATAGCACTTGAAGGTGTGATTGCAGATATAGGTAAAGAAGAATCAGATGAAGCAAATAAAATAAAAAAAGAAATAGCTGAACTACAAAACCAAAGAATTGAAGCTGAGGGTAATTTAGATAGACAAAATAAAATTGATGTTCAAATAATAAAAGGCAAACAAGAATTAGCTGAAATAGAAAAAAAAGCAAAACTTAAAGTTGGTAAAGAGTTTAGAACAGATCAAGTAAGACCTGCATTTGAAAACGTAGTTGCTGGTCTAACGGAAACGTATGCAGAAAGTAAAAACCCTGCAGTAAAAGAAAGACCAGATTTAACTGCATTTAATATAACTAAATTTAGAAGAGAAGCTAAACCTGAAGTTTTAGCTAAATACAGAGGATTTAAACCATACACATTTGATAACAAGGGAAAAATATTATCTTTACCTTTAGATCAATATAAACCTGGAGATATTATTTATGATCCTGTAACTACAGATTTTTTAATATTTGATAATGCAGGTGGAACTTACAGATTAGATCCGTTAACATTTGAAATACAGGAATAACCTATGGCTACTCTAAGCCTAGACGATCCAAGATTTCAATCCTTAACTCCTGAAGAAGAGGAAAGAAGAAAGAAACAAAAAAAAATCACAGAAGACAATAAGCAAGATCTTGTCAAAGCAGGCACAGATGAAACTGATATTGAATTACCTGCAGAAGAAAATAGTGAAGTAAGCGGACTTACATCTTTTGTATCAGGTATTGCATCAGGAGCAATTAAAATACCAGAAGGTGTAGCATCTATAACAGCAGAACTAATGGATTTAGGAGCAGGACAATTAATAGGTGTTCCTTCTACAAAAGATTCAACTATTAGTGCAGTTGCAGAAGTAGAAAAATTTTTTGATACAATAAATCCATTTGAAGAATTTGCAGATCAAAGAGCTGCTGGTAAAATATCAGAAGCTTTAACTCAATTAATTGGTTTTGGTACAGCAGGCGGTAAAATAGCTTTGAAAACAGCTGATGCTATTGCAGAGCGAGTAGCAAAAAAAGCAGTCAGTGCAAAAAAAGCTGGTAAATATGTTGATCCAAAAAATCCTAATTTTAAAAAAGGTACAAAAAAAGCAGCACAATTAAACAAATTAACAGGTGCAAAAAGATTTGGTGTCATGGCGATTGGTGGTGGTGCCGGTGAAATATTTGTAGTTGATAATGAAAAGATAGGTACGTTTGGAGATTTATTTGAAGCAGGACCTACAGAATTAGATAGAGAACAATCTACAGATATAGCAGAAGACGCATCAAGAAGATTGTTAAACAGAATTAAATTTGGATCAGAGTCTGTGTTACTTTCACCCTTTGTGTATGGTGTAGGTAAAAGTGCAAAAGCATTAGCAAAAAGAGGAAAAGAACTTGCTTATAGTAGCTCTAGACTAGAAAGAGCTTTAGATAAACTTGCATCTGTATTTAGATTTAGAGGAACTAAACCACAAGAAATTGCAGTTGCAAAACAACAACAAAAAGCAAGAGGTATGAGAGATACTAATTTTGCAGAGGAAAAAGTAGCATTAATAGATAGAGAAGTAGATAAAGTATTTCCTGAATATAGAAAATTTTTTAATGCATCTTCTAACGAAGAAAGAAAACAATTCTTAAAATTATTAGATGACACATTGTTTGAAGGTGATTTAACAAAACCTTTAGATGCAACTTTTAAAAAAGATATTTTAACAACTGTTACAAAAAGAATGGGTAAAAAAGAAGGAGCCATAACGGGTAACAAAATTTTAGATATACTAGATAAAACGAGAAAAGAATTTAATAATTTACTAGAAATAACTGCATCAGGACCAGGAGCAAAAGTAGATTTACCTACGGGTGTTACTAAAGATCTTAGAAAGATTATGGGTAATAGAGTTAAAAATTATATAGGTAATACGTTTGAAATATTTGAAGATGCAGAAGCTGGTTTTTTTCAAAAATATAAACCTACAAAAGATGCAGTAAAAAATACTGCAGCATTATTTAAAAGATATGCAGCCAAAAATAATAATCCTATTACAGATTTAGAAGCAGAAGGTATGGTTAATGATATTATAAAACAAGTTAGAAAGATGGACCCAAAAAAAGATACACTACCAACTTTTGTGTATCAAAATTTATCTAAGTCTGCAGACGATGCCATGGGTTTAAAAACATTTGCACAAACTTTAACTAAAAATTTACCAGGTGGTAAAAAAGAAATACAAGTTATAGGTAAGGGATCTAAAATATTTAGAGAATTGTTTGGCGAAATTAATGATGTAAGACATTCTATTTTTGAAGGAACTAACAGATTGTCTGCAATAGCAAGAAAAAATCAATTATTTGATGAAATATTAGATGCTGATGCAGTGGCTAAAGCCAACGCAAAATCAACCACACCATTGGGACAAAGAGGATTTTTTCATGATAGTCCATTAGCTGCAAAAAGAGCGTTTGGTAATCAAGCAGATATAGTCAAAATGGATGACTATGTAAAAGAATATTTTAAAGAAGGTGTATTAGTAAATAGATTATCCGGCACATATACAACAAGAGAAATAGCAGAGGGATTTACAAACGTATCTAAAATACAAGATTTTATGAGAGGTGATACCGGTGGTGCGTTAGGTAGAACTTTTTCTGCAGCATGGAGATATGGAGTTTTAACACCTAAAGCTGGTGCACAATACGCAAAAACAATTTTATCTGTACCAACACACATAAGAAATTTTTTAAGTTCTGCAGCGTTTTCTATTGCAAATGGTGCAATACTTTCTGACCCAAGACTTTTTGCAAGAGCAATGCAAAACGCATTTGGTAGCGTTCAGGTAGGTGGACCTAGAAAAGAATTATCACAAGAAAAATACAGAGAATACTTAGAACTAGGTATTGTAAATACAAATGTAAGGCTTGGAGATCTACGTAATCTAATGAAAGATATTAGATTTGGTGAGGGTAACATTGCAACCGATAGTGTTTTAAAACCAATGTTAGAAACTTTAGGTAAGAGAACATCCAGAGGTATCAAGAAAGCTGGTAAGTTCATGCAAGACTTATATGTAGCTGAAGATGACATTTGGAAAATTATTAATTATGAAACACAATTAATAAAAAGAGGAGATCTATATAAAAAAGCTGGTATTAAGATATCTCCTGACGCACTTAAAAAAGAAGTTGCAGAAATTGTACAAGACACCGTTCCAAACTATGCAAAGGTTGGTGAATTTGTAAGAGCCATGCGTGTATCTCCACTTGGTAACTTTATGTCATGGCCATCAGAAGTATTTAGAACAGGTGCTGGTATATTTAGACAAATAATGAAAGATTTAAGAGATCCTGTAACAGGTAAAATAAATCCAGTAACAAGCACAAACCCTATGAAAGCAGAGGGTATAAAAAGACTTATAGGTACAACACTTGCTATGGGTGTAATTCCATATGGTTTAATAAAAGGATCACAAGCAATTTATGGAGTAACGCAAGAAGAGGCAGATGCAGCAAGAGACTTTGTTGCACCATGGTCAAAAAATTCACAATTAATTTTTGTTAAAGACCCAGACACAGGTGAGTTGTATTACACAGATTGGTCTAAAAATAATGTATACGATACACTTACAAGACCATTTCAAAGTTTACTTACTAATATACAACAAGGTATAGAAGACGAAGAAGTATTATTAAAAGGTTTTATAGAGGGTATTGCAAAAGCTTCTGGTGAAACAGCGTCACCATTTATATCAGAATCTATCTATTCAGAAGCATTTGCAGATATTATGTTAAGAGGTGGTAGAACTAGAGAGGGTCAAGAGCTGTGGACAGACACAACACCTTTACCAGAACAAATAGAAATTGGTATGAAACATGTAATTAAAACTTTAAAACCTACAACTGCACCTTTTGAAAGAACGATAAAAGGTATAAGAGGTATACCAGGTAAAGGTCCTGTAATGTATGAGGTGCCAAAAGAACTTGCAGGTATATTTGGTTTTAGATTAGAAAAAGTTGATCCAGAAAAAGCGTTAGGATTTTATTTGTATGATCTTAGACAAGGTCAGTCAGAAGCGACCAAATTATTTACCGGTGGTAAGTTTGGTGTGTTATCTGGTGAACCTAAAACACCAAAGGATGTAATTGAAAGATATTTTGTTGCAAACAAAGCTTTGTTCCAAGTTAGGAAAGATGCACAAAAACATTTATTAAATGCTATGAAGTTAGGTGTTAATCCAAATAAACTAGAAGAGATATTTGAAAAAAGAGGTATACCAACTGGATTATTAGATAGTTTGTTATCTGGTGAGTTTAAACCTTTTTTTCCTTCAGAAAAAATTCAAGAAAGATTTGAGGACATTGCATTTGAAGGTGGACAACCGAACCCATTCTTAGGTGCAGAAGGAACGCTTGAAGCTATGAGAAATCTAATGGAAACACAAAATTTATATGGTGATTTTAATTTAGATTTAGAAAACTTTTTACCAGATACTGATCCAGCAGGTCAATCTGCATTACCGCCAACCGACATGCCTAGCGCTGCAGTGATACAAACGTCACAAGCACCAGGAAACATGAATCAAGGTTTGACACCAGTAGAAAACGCATTATTATCTGAAGAGGAAAAGATGATTAAACTTAGACAAAGAGGATTAGCATAATGCCAAACGGAGATAAATTAAGACCCAAAAGCACCAGAGAACATTTATTATCCATCTATGGATATATTACAGGTATCAAAAAAGATATGAAACACATGCACGAAGGTATTCACGATTTGGGCGGTAAGATAGACAAGATCTATTGGGTGGTATTGGGTACTGTTGGGGCAGTATCACTTCTGTTGCTAGAAAAAGTTATAGACAAAGGACTTTTTTAAATCCACTCTTTATAACCTTCACCCATAATTGTATTAGCAATATTAACTTTATTACGTAAAGCTTTTACTATGTGTTCATCAATAGTATCTTGTGCCATTATATCTATATAAGTCATTTTTTTAGTTTGACCAATACGATCTATACGTGCTTCTGATTGTTGTCTTTTTTCTAAATCATAACCATTAGAAAAATAAATCATTGTACTACCAGCAGTTAATGTAATACCATAACCACCTGTATGTGTAGTTCCTACAAAAAATCTACACTTGTCATCTGTTTGAAATTTCTTTATATTCTTTGATCGATTTTCTTGATCTGTTTCACCAAAATAATCTACTACAGACTCATCACCATATACTTCTTTTATCTTTTCAATAATTCTTTTTACATCGTGTGTATAGTGGGACCAGATAATAGTTTTGCCTTCAACGTTTTCTAATATATTCATTAACTCTGTTAACCGACTACAAGGTAAATCTTTTATTGTACCATCATCAGCTGTAAAGTGACCACAAGTTATTTGATGTAAACGCATAAGCTGAGTCATGACCGTAGCTGTAGATTGCATCTTACCATCGAGAAACGCTATTGCTTCTTTCTTCATCTGTTCGTAAACTTTATTCTGTTCTTTAGTAAGTTCAACGGTATGTTTAATAAAAGATTTTGCAGGTAGATCTAAACAATCTTCTTTTAATATTCTTTTAGAAAAAGGTTTTATTTTTTCTGATAACTCAGGAAGATTTCTATAACCAACTACGATTTCTATACGTCTACCTTGTACTTCTATTTTTTTAGTGACAGCATATCTAGCTTTAAATGTGTAATAAGATTGATGATTAAGGAGCCAGGGATCAAGGAACAAGCATTGAGAAAATAAATCTAATGGTGATTTAGTTACAGGAGAACCTGTTAATATTCTTCTATACTTTGCATCTTGTCTTAATTTTAAAATACTTTTAGTTCTATTAGATGTAGGTGTTTTTATAGTAGTAGATTCATCGATAGCAATCATTGCTTTGTGGCAAGATAAAAATTTTTGTGCAAATTGTAGACCTGCACCTTTTGAAAAAGACTCAACGTTCATAATTAAAATATGTAGATCCGTGCCTGTTTCAAACAAAGTATTTAACAAAGACATTTGTTTTTTAGACTTGTCAGATGTTTTCCAAAGAACAACTTTCTTTTCTATGTGATCAGGTAAATGTGTAGGTATTTCAGAGTCATACCAGTTTTTGTAAACACCCTTTGGCGCTATTAATAATAGCCCATTTATATGTCCTTTATCATACAAAATAGCTGCATTATCTAATAAAACTTTAGATTTACCTGTACCCATTTCCATAAAATAGGCAAAGTTTTCTTTATCCCAAGAAGCTTCTAATGCATCTAATTGATGCGCATAAGGCTTAGTTTTAAATTTATAGTTCATACTTTACTTTTCTTTCTAAAAAACTATATAGTGTATAAAAAGAAAAAAGTCAATGAGCAAAGTTTATTTAATTCAAGACATACCTGGCACCACTAAAGGTGAACCAAAGTATAATATTTTAGGCGCACAAAAGTATGGCGATATTGTGACTTTACTACCAGAGTTTTCACAAATGATTTTATCTCCAGGTCCACTAATACACAAACTTAGAACTCTTCTAAAGAACTATACAGAAGATGATTATCTTTTATTATCAGGCGATCCTGCAATTATAGGTGTTGTTTGTTCTGTTGTTTCAGACATTACAAATGGAAAATTCAAATTATTAAAATGGGATCGTCAAGAAAAAACTTATTATCCAATAGAAATAAATATTCATCAAAAGTAGTTGACAATAAAAATTACTTCTCTATATATTAATACGCTATTAAAAATTAAATTAATAAAAACATATAGGAAAGTAAATGACAATTAACTTACGACAAGACGCTCCTGATCAAAGCGATATAATTGATCCAAAAAAACTCTCTGAAGAAATAGAGAAATTAAAATCAATACAAAATCAAATCTCAACATTAAAAGCACAGGTAAAAGATTTAGAAGAAGACGAAAAATATTTTGTCTATGATGTAATACCAAAATTAATGTATGACATGAATTTAAGTACACTGAAACTAAAAGATGGATCTGAAGTTTCAGTTGGTAAAAAATTTTATGCAAATGCTAGAGCAGATAAAAGAGCAGATGCATATCAATGGCTTCGAGACAATGGCTTAGGTGACATTATTAAAAATAATATTAGTGTTACTTTTGGTCAAGGCGAAGAAAACAAGGCTATGGCATATGCTAACCTTGCAAAGGAGCATGGCTATGAGCCTTCTCAAAAGGAAGATGCTCACCATGCTTCTGTATCAGCAGTGATGAAGGAATGGAAAGAAAAAGGAAATGAAATTCCATCTGATCTGTTTTCTGTACTTGATGTAGATCAAGTAAAGATAAAAAACAAAAGCTAAATTAATAAACCAATAACTTAATAGGAGGAAAAATGGAAAGTCAATTAGCTAATAAAGCTGATGCCGGTGCATTAGCAACAATAAATCTCAGAGGTGACTCTGGTAAAGGTGCAGAAGAAATTAAAGGAGATGATGTATCAACTCCGATCTTAAAAATTCTTCATCAATTATCTCCAGAGTGTAACGAAAGAGATCCAAAGTACGTAAAAGGTTCCAAACCAGGAATGATTTACGCTTCATCTTTTGGTCAACTAATGGATGGTGAGAACGAGGGCATCAATGTAGTTGTTGCTCACACTCAAACTAGATATCCAGAGTGGCAAGAAAGAGGAGATAGTGCTTCAGCACCAGTTGGAACTCACATGGAGATACCTGCAGATGCTACAGAGGAAAGAAACGGAAGATACAGATTACCAAATGGTAATTATGTTGAGAAGACCGCTTATTTTTATGTAGTAATGGTACAAGGTGAGGAGTTTAGACCTGCTGTGATTACTATGCGTTCATCTAATTTATCACCAGCGAGAGAACTTAATAATCTGATAACTAATTTAAGAGTATCAGATGACAAAGGTTCATTTCAACCTGCTGCATACTCAGCTTTGTTTAATCTTAAGACGATTGGCAAGACTGCAGGCAGTAAAAGTTGGCATGTATATAAACCATCTAAAGTTAGAATGTTAGACATTACTAAATCAGAAGATGCAGATTTATATGTAGCAGCACAGAAACTACAAAAAACTGTAGCCAAAGGAACTGCTAAACCTAAGTATGAGAAAAACTCTACTACAGGAGATATTGTATAATTCCCACGGGAATCGTTGCAACTCAAGGCCGGAAAGCGAGAGTGGACCGGCCTTGGTAGATTATGAAAGATTTTATAAAATATTTCACAGGTTTAAAACGTAATTATGGATTCTGTAATATTCATAACGGATACAAAGATGAATCCGGAAAAATAAAATTTGAACCCAAAGATTATGGTTGGGCTAAAAAAGAAATAACAGATAAAGATTACGAAGAACATTTAAGTGGTGTCAAATCTATTGGTGTAAATCCATGTGATGATGAGGGTAAAGCTATCTTCGGTGCAATAGATATTGATCCAAAAAATTATACAAATTTTAATTTACAAAAATATTTAAAAACAATTGAAGAAAAAAAATTACCAGTAATACCTATCATATCAAAATCAGGTGGACTTCATTTATATTTATTTGCCAAAGAAAAAATAAAAGCATCTGAGATAAGAGAGTTTTTAGAAAAATTATTATTTATATTTGGTCTACCATCAAAGACAGAAATATATCCAAAACAAACTTCATTGGATTCAAGTGATGGTAAAAGACCTTCAGGTAATTTTATAAATCTACCATACTATAATAAGAAAGATCGTGTAGCAGTTAAACCTGATGGAGAGAAAATAGATTTTAATACATTTATCAAAGTTATAAATTTAAATGCACAATCTGCAGAGGATTTAAAAAAACTTGGTATAGATTTAATTAACAAAGAGTTAAAGAATCAAGCAACAGAATTTGATGAGGGACCACCATGTCTTGGTCTAATATGTGGCGACATAGAAAGAACGAAAGAAAAGCTACCAGACGAAAGAGACAGATTCTTATACAACTACATGGTATTCGCCAAAAGAAAATACCCAGATCAATGGGAAGATAAAGTTTTACAAAAAGCAAGAGACTATATTAAATACGACAACATCTGGGGTGATGACAAAGTTAAATCAAAAATAAAAGCATGGAAGGGTGATACTGCAGGTTATACTTGTAATGAAGATCCAATACAATCTAAGTGTGCTAAGAGTATATGTTTGCGTAGAAAGTATGGTGTAGGTAAACAACTAAACGCATCTTGGCCTGAGATAATTAGTGTAACTAAAATGGATTACAGACCACATCCAAAATTCTTTTTATATGTAAAACAACCGAGTGGTAAAATCAAAACTATTAATGCAAAAACGGTAAAACAAATAATAGAGCAAAGAGAACTAAGAGCATTAATTGCAGAGCATACAAACATAGTACCACCGCCTATCAAAGCAAAAGATTTTCAAGACATAGTATCTGAACTATGGTCACAACTAAATGTCGAGATACCAGATCCAGAATCACAACCAGCAGGTATATTGTTTAGACATCTAAAAGAATATTTAAACGATGTGAGAACTACAACACTAAATGGATTTAAAAGTGGATCTGTATATGTAGAAGAAAGCAAAGGATATTTTTTATTTTATAAATTTTATGAAGAGTTAAAAAGAAATGAATGGCGTATGGATGAAAACGAAACAAAGACAATGGTCGTTGATGTGTTTCAAGCAGAGCCTAGTAAACAAAAGAGAATAGGTAAAGGCAATCCAATTAGATGTATGGAAATAGATATGAAACAATTTGAAGAAGATGAACCACCTGAAGAAATATTAGAGTTTGATAAGGAAGAGGACATAGTATGATACATAAAATCTATGGTCCACCTGGCACAGGTAAAACTCACAGACTTATTACTAGAGCAAGAGCATATGTTAGAATAGGAACACCACTACATAAGATAGGTTATTTTGCATTTACAAGAAAAGCAGCAAGAGAAGCTAGAGAAAGAATGCCTATCGATGAAAAGAAACTAGAACACTTTCAAACGCTGCATTCTTTTGCATATAACACTCTTGGTTTAAATGAAGAAAACATCATGCAACCATTTCACTATGAAGACTTAGGTAAAGAATTAGGTATTCGAGTAAAGTATTCTGATAAATACAATGAAGAAGAATCACATTTCTTAACATGTAATGATCCATACTTTCAAATGATAGGAAGAGCAATCAATAGAGATGTAGAAATTAGAGAAGAATTTGATCGTAATGAACACGATAGAAAACAAATTAGGTGGACTACATTAAAACATATACATGACAATTTTATAAAATATAAAAAGAACTACAGGCTCTATGATTTTAATGACATCATAAACAATGTGCTAGATAAAGTTCCAGAGTTTGATGTTGTATTTATTGATGAAGCACAAGATTTATCACCACTACAATGGAAGTTGTATGATAGGTTAAAAGAAAAGAGTAAAGATGTATATCTTGCAGGTGATGATGACCAAGCTATTTTTGCTTGGGCTGGTGCAGATGTTAATAGATTTATACAAGAACCTGCAAAAGAAAAAGTATTAAAAAAGTCTAGACGTATATCAAAAATTGTACAAGAAGAGTCTAATAGACCAATAGAAAGTATATCAGGCATCAGGAAACAAAAAGATTATTTAGCAAGAGACTACGAGGGTGAGTGTAAATATATTGCAAACTTAGGCCAGGTGGATTTAACAAAAGGTAAATGGTTAATTTTAACAAGAACCAAGAGTCAGTTGTTAGAGTTAATGAATGAAGTCAGAAAGAAAAATTTATATTATCAAAGTAACAGAGGTAAAAGTTATAAAGTTAGATTATACAAAGCAGCTAAACTATACACAGACTGGACTAAAAAAGGTAGAATTTTAGATGAGAAAGAAGAGAAGGAGTGTCAAGATTTTATGGGTGATGAATTATTTAACAGGACTAAAAATTGGTATGATGTATTTATTGCAGCTCCTGAGAAAGAAAAAAGATATATAAGAATAATGTTAGAAAAAGGTGAAGATTTAGATATGGACGCAAGAATATTTATGTCTACAATTCATGCAATAAAAGGTGGCGAACAGGATAATGTAATTTTAGCTTTACATCAAGGGGATAAAATACAAAAATCTATAAAAAGAAGTGTTGACAAACGTGATGAAGAACATCGTGTTTGGTACGTAGGAATTACAAGAGCACGTAATAATTTATATAAACTTAAATCAAAAATAAAAAGGAAGGAGTACAGACTATGAGGATACTTACATCAGATATACTTATAATCTTTTGCATATGGTTTTGCATGATGGAGGTAATGAAATGACAAATAAAGATATTTTTAAAGATGCATTTCCAGAACAAAAACAAATTGGAGGATCACATTATAAATCGTTTCGCATACAGCCTTACGAATTTATTTCAAAGAATGACCTTTCTTTCTTTCAAGGGAACGTTATAAAGTATGTGTGTCGTTATTTAAATAAAAATGGCGTGCAAGATTTAGAAAAAATTAAACACTATTGTGATTTAGAAATAAAAAAATTGAAAGATAAAAAATGATATTACCAGATACAGAATGGTTAATGCCAACGGAATATCCTGATCTTAGATCTTATCCTGAGATTGCAATTGATTTGGAAACAAGAGATCCAGAATTAAAATCAAAAGGGTCAGGCTCTGTAATTGGTGTGGGTGAGATTGTAGGATTTGCTGTAGCTGTAGAAGGATACAAAAGATACTTTCCTATCGCACATGAAAACGGACCCAATATGGACAGAAAGAAAACTATAGAATGGTTTAAAGATTTATGTGAGTCACCTGCCACAAAAATATTTCATAACGCTATGTATGACGTATGTTGGATACGTAAATTAGGTATAAATATCAATGGTTTAATAGTAGATACTATGATTGCATCATCATTAATTGATGAAAATAGATACTCATACACACTTAATACTTTATCATGGCATCATTTATCAAAAGGTAAAAACGAATCTAGATTAACTCAAGCTGCAAAAGAAAGAGGACTAGATGCAAAAGCAGATATGTGGAGACTACCTGCAATGGAAGTTGGAGCCTACGCTGAAAAAGATGCTGAACTAACTTTAGAACTTTGGCACAAGTGTCAAAAAATAATTATTGAAGATAATCTACAAGATATATTTAATCTTGAGACAGATCTATTTCCTTGTCTGGTAGATATGCGATTTCTTGGGGTGAGAGTGGACGTTGAAAAAGCTCATAGAGTGAAACAAGACCTACAACTACAAGAAGAGATGTTGTTGTTACAAATAAAAAAAGAAAGTAACATAGACATTCAACTAATGGCTGCAAGAAGTATCGCCACACTTTTTGATAAATTAAAGTTACCATATTCCAGAACTGCAAAATCAGACGAACCATCATTTACTAAAAACTTTCTTGTTAATCATCCACATCCTTTAGTACAAAAGATAGCACAAGCTAGAAAAATAAACAAGGTAAGAACAACATTTATAGATTCTATTTTAAAGTATGAGCATTGTGAAAGAATACATTCTGAAATAAATCAAATAAGATCTGATGATGGTGGTACCGTTACAGGTAGATTTAGTTATGTAAATCCTAATCTACAACAGATACCAGCCAGAGATCCAGCAACAGGACCCATGATAAGATCTTTGTTTATACCGGAAGAAGGTATGAAGTGGGGGTGTTTTGATTACTCGCAACAGGAACCAAGATTGGTTGCACACTATGCTTTAAAATTTAGATTAGGTTCAGTAAATCCAATTGCAGATTCATACGAGAATGATCCATCAACAGACTTTCATAAAATAGTTGCAGAGATGGCAGAGATACCAAGATCACAAGCAAAAACAATTAATTTAGGTTTGTTTTATGGTATGGGTAAAGCTAAACTTCAGGCAGAGTTAGGTGTTACAAAAGAAAAATCAGAAGAATTATTTAACAAGTATCATAACAAAGCACCATTTGTAAGACAGCTAATGAATAAAGTGATGTCAGCTGCACAGAAGAAAGGTCAAATAAAAACTTTACTGGGTAGACGTTGTAGATTTCCAAAGTATGAACCAGTTTTAAGAGGTAAAGAATGGGGAACGTTTGTGCCTGCAGAAGATCATGAAAGAATGTTAGAATTACAAAACATGGGACCAACTTTATTAGATGATGAGGGAAATATTATAAAAGACAAAGAAGGCAAACCTAAGAAAAATTATTGGCATGAAAATCCAACACGTAGAGCTTTTACATACAAAGCATTAAATAGATTAATTCAAGGATCTGCAGCAGACATGACAAAGAAAGCGATGATAGAATTACATAAAGAAGGAATTACTCCACATATACAAGTACATGATGAGTTAGATATATCAGTCATGAATGATTTAGAAGCTGCAAAGATAAAAGATGTGATGGAAAGTGCGGTTGACTTAGAGGTACCCAATAAGGTAGATTATGAATCTGGCCCTAATTGGGGAGAAATAAAATGAGGACTTATGGCTTATTTAAATGCAAACATACCACCTATCTATTGCAAAATAAGAAAGGAGTATCTTTATGATCTTAAAAAACATAAAGGAGATTATTTTGACTGTGTTGTCTTTGGCATTGCTTCTATTTCAGGGCGTGCAATATTGTTTCATTGTATGTTACCGAATGGTGCGGTCTTTTACAGATTACCTATTAGTGCATTTTTTCAAAAAGAATTTGAAAGAAGTCAGGTCCCAGATATGCGAGTGGATGAGTTGCAATTGTGGAACTGTTTTAGTTACTATCCTAGTGTTCATTGTTTTGATTGGTTGGCTGGTATAAATGGTAAATTCATGGGAAAAGACAAAAAATTTCATAAAGGTGAATATCTTTTTACTATTGACTGGGCACATCCAGAGACTAATATATTAAATACGGAACATTCTGAAATACCGCAAGAGCATAAGTGTGCTCACATACTTGCTTTAAAGAATGGCAACTATGCAGCGCAGCCAAATAATAGAATAATTTGGCATGTCAACAGCTACACAACAGAAAATAATTGGCCTGACTATAAGGTTCAAACCACATACTGGGATGTAGAAGGAGACGATTGGGTAACAGAGGATTCAGATAAAATGTTTTATGATATTAAGGAGAAAAAAAATGATAGATAAATGCAAAAGAATTTGTTGCAAAATTTGGGACAAAATAAAATCTATTTTTACACCAAAGAAACAATAATGATTGGAGGTTGTTATGGACTACAGGTTCACAGCAATACTAATAATTTTATTATGTTTACTGGCGGTTTTTGTACGGCCACCACAGCCGTTGCAAGTTGATCCAAAAGATTATATAATTCCGCTACCAAAACCAAAACATGAGTAAAAAACCTTTATCAATATCTGAATCTGCCGCTGTGCAGATGCCTATGAAAACGGTTGCTAGTTTGATAGTAATCGTAGCACTCGGCACCATGGGCTATTTTCAAATTGTAGAGCGTATTAATATTGCAGACACCAAGATAAAGATAATGGAGCAAGACGTTGAGCAAAATACAGAATTTAGAATTAAATGGCCACGTGGACAAATGGGATCACTGCCCGCAGATAGCGAGCAATACATGATGTTGGAGGATTT